AATGATTACAGCTTCGAAGTCAAGGCTGCACTGAACGACATCACGAAGAAGTGGCTGCATGAAGCATCCTTTGAGGTGCAAGCCCACGCACAGCGCAACTGCAAGCTGGACGGTCAGGAAGGCACGAAGCTGCGCGGATCGTACAAGAATGTCGTGGACGAAGGCAAGGGTGAAGCCCTTGTCGGAAGCCCTCTTGAATCCGTGTACTGGGAAGAATTCGGCACTGGTTCGCATGCTGCACACGGCGATGGTCGCAAAGGCTGGTGGGTCTACATCAAAAACGGCGAAAGTCGAAGCAAGACAGGCCAGACCTACGGATCACAGGCAGAAGCACAGGAAGCAGCAGATTTCCTGCGAAAAGTCAAGCACCTTGATGCGTATGCGACAAACGGACGCGATCCTTCCTACACGCTGGAAAATGCATTCAATTCAACCATGCCGAAAGCAAAACAGATGCTTGCGGATATGCTGGGGGAGGGAATGAAATGAGCCTTGCGGCTATGAAGTTTATCACCGACCTGATGGACGGCATCGGCGTTCCCTTCGCCTTTTTGCAGTGGAATGACGCAATCCCCGCCCGATATTGGGTCGGAAGCTGTATTGAACCCGAATCACTGACAAGGGACGAAAACGGGAAACAGGACACGACAGTCCACCTTCAGGGCTATGCCGGGAAGGAAGACTGGATGCTTCTGTTTCAGGACAAGGAAACAATTGAAAAGCATGCATCACAGACAGCGATCCTGCCGGACGGAACGGGGATCGCTGTTTCTTATGAGGGCGGCGAAATCGTCCCTGTCGGTGATTCGGACATTGTGAGCATGAAGATCAATCTGAATGTACAAGAATGGAGAGTGAACTGATATGATCGCTGGCAAGAATGGTGTCACTGCGGATACCGTCAAGAATATCCTCTTCGGCGCTGGCACGATCCACAAGGGTCTGAAGCACACCGAAGGCACTTGGAACTTCGCAGAATCCCTTGTGGGTGCGACTTCGGGCGGCAGCAAGCTGTCGATCATCCCCGAAGTGTACGATGTGCCTGTTGACGGCGCTGACGTGCTGACTGTGGGTCTGCGCGTGAAGACTGGCGAGAAGGCCACGCTGGAAGTCAACTTTATTGAGTTGTCCACGGAAGTCATCGCCGCTGCTGCGATGGGCGTTGCTGGCACTTCCGACGTGACTGGCTATGACATGATCGAGTCGAAGCCTGACATTGAGATCGGTGACTACTGGGAGAACATCGCCTTCGTGGGCAAGATGCTGAACAACCAGCCTGTCATCGCTATCCTTGACAACGCACTCTGCACTACTGGCTTCGAGCAGGAGGGCAAGAACAAGGAAGGCGCTGTGGGCAAGTACACCTTCGAATGTCATGCTGACCCGGCTTCCGACATGGACAAGCTGCCGTGGCGCATCTACTATCCGAAGGCTACTGCGTAACGATTCAGGGCAGGGACAATCCCTGCCCTTTTCTTTGAATAAGAACTGACCGAACGTATAGGAGGAACTGGACATGGAACAGAAGTATGAACTTCGCGCACTGAAGGCAAGCGACTTTTTCCTTGTGACCCGCATTTTGTCGAAGATCGGCATCAAGGAATTCAAGGGCATCATTGAAAGCGATGAAATCAAGGCGGCGATCCACAACATGGCAGAGAATCAGGAAGGCAAGACCAATGATGCGGATGTGGCATCTATCGGCATGATCGTTGTGTTCGATGTCGCATCTGTCGTGCTGGAACGCCTTGAAAGCTGTGAAAAGGACATGTACAACCTGCTTTCCCGCCTGTCTGGCCTGAAGGAAACGGAGATCGCTGACCTGCCGATGGCAGACTTCGGCGCTATGGTCATGGCGGTCATCAAGCATGAGGGCTTCCGTGATTTTTTTACGGCTGTCGTGTCGCAGTTCAAGTAAACGACATCTGGCTTGCAGACCTACTGTATCAGCGGTATTCAAACCCGCTGGATTTGCTTGATATGATGATTCAGACCGGGCGGCTGGAAGAATTCCTGTGTGAGATGCTCCGAATCCGCAAAGAGGAAAAGGAAGACGAATTGACGTGGGAATACTGGCTGCACAAGGTCTGGAACATGGACTGGCCTGACTACTACGCATCCCGAAATGATAAGAGCAGCACCACAGAAGCAGCACCACCCGAAGAAGAATTGAAGGACACAGTGAGCTTTTCAGCGCAGATGCTGATGGGCTTCTGTCCCGATAGCGGGGGTGAACAGGATGGAACTGTTCAAACTGATGGGAACGATAGCGGTTGACGCGAATCAGGCGCACAAGGCGATTGATGACACAAGCGCAAAGGCGAACAACGCAAGCAAGCAGACATCCTCTGCCTTTTCCGCCATTGGCGGGGCTGCGCTGAAGGTCGGGCAGATGGCTGTCACGGCTGGCGCTGCGCTGGGCGGCGCATGGATCGCGGCAATCGAAGGGACAAGGGAATACCGGGCGCAGATGGGACTGCTGGACAGCGCCTTTCAGGCATCCGGGCATTCGTCCACGGCTGCAAAGGACACCTATTCGGCACTGAATGCCGTGCTGGGCGATACGGAACAGGCCGTGGAAGCTGCACAGCACATGGCGCTGCTGGCAGACAATGAAAAGGAACTGACCACATGGACGGACATTGCAACGGGCGTGTATGCCACGTTCGGCAACAGCCTTCCGATTGAATCACTCGCTGAATCCAGTCAGGAAGTTTCCAGAAGCGGCGTTCTCACCGGGGGATTGATCGATGCATTGGTCTGGGCTGGCATCTCCGAAGAGGAATTCCAGAAGAAACTTGACGCATGCACAACTGAGCAGGAACGTCAAGACCTGATCATGAACACGCTGAACGGCACATACAGCAAGGCATCTGAACAGTACAAGGAAACGAACAAGGATGTCATGGCTGCACGTCAGGCACAGGAAAAGCTGACGGATGCAATGGCGCAACTGGGCGCAATCGGTGAACCGATCCTGACGGCGATCAAAGACAAAGTGGCTGACATGGCGCTTGCTGCGATCCCACACCTTCAGAACTTCATCAAGAAGGTCAAGGACTTGAAGAAGTGGATCAAGGACAACGAAAACACGATTGATGCGTGGGTCGCTGTCATCATAGGCGCAACGGTCAGCATCAGCGCCTTCCTGCTGATCCTGAAATGGGGCGCGATCATGGCGGCTGCAACGAAGGCAATCAAAGCGGTACGCAGCGCGATCCTGCTGTTCAATGCGGCCTTGCTGGCGAACCCGATTGCCCTTGTCGTGGCATTGATTGCTGGCCTTGTGGCGGCGTTCGTGTACCTGTGGAACAATAACAAGGGCTTCCGTCAATTCTGGATTGATCTGTGGGCGAAAATCCGGTCTGCCAGTGACAAGGCGATCACGGCAGTCAAAAACAAGTTCAATGACCTGAAGGGCGCTGTTGACAAGGTGAAGCAGTGGTTCAAGGATATGGGCAAGTCTATCTCTGACAAGATGGAATCTGCACAGAAGGCCGTGAAAAAGGTCGTGGACAAGATCAAGGGCTTCTTCCCTCTGAAGATCGGAAAGATATTCAGCGGTCTGAAGATTCCGAAGATTTCTGTCAGCGGCGGCAAAGCCCCCTTCGGCATTGCAGGCAAGGGATCACTTCCTTCATTCAATGTCAAGTGGAACGCTCAGGGCGGCATCCTGACACAGCCGACCATCTTCGGACGGATGGGTGACACGCTGCTGGGCGGCGGTGAAGCGGGAGCGGAAGCCATTGCACCTATTGCATTGCTTCAGGATTACATCCGGGCGGCTGTGGGCGCAGAGAATGAGGGCATCCGGGCAACGATGATCGAACAGACGGGGCTGCTGATGTCCTTCCTGTCCCGCAGCATGCCGAAGGCTGTCATGCTTGACACGGGCGCTGTGGTCGGAGAACTGACCCCGGCGATTGACGCAGGTCTTGCAGAACGCTGGAACAACACAAAAAGAGGAAATACAAGATAGGGTCGGGCATGCGCCTGACCTTTTTATTACAGAAAGGCAGGTGAACTGGCCTTGAATGTATTCGAACTGTTTGGAAAAATTGCAATCGACAGCAGCGGTGCAAAAAAGGGGATCGATGGTGCAGTAAAACACGCGAAGGGCGCTGAAAGCAAGCTGGCATCGACCTTCAAGAAGATCGGTGCTGCGGCGGCTGCGGCGTTCTCCGTCCGGGCAATCGTGGACTTCGGCAAGCAGTGTACGCAGGCATATGCAAACATTGCAGCAGAAGAATCAGCCTTTGCACAGATCATGGGTGACTATTCCGAAACGGCACAGGCGAAGCTGAATGCGGTTGCGGATCAGACGGGCGTTGCATC